GGTATAAGCATACCTGTACGCTGCGGGCCACCTTGCGCAATGCTCATCAGTAGCCTAGCAGCTTCTTCCATTAGACAAGCTCATAACGATAAGTAATGTATCCGCCAATAGTAGCAGCAGCAGAGGCCGTAATCACTAATGCTTCTCCAGGATTTGTTTTCAAAATCCAGCACTCGTCTTGGCCTGTTGCCCCGTGAACCGCATCCATCTGAAGCGACCCGCTGGCAGTTACATACATTGCGCCGGTAATCGCAGTAGATGCGCTTTTAAAGGTAAGAGTAATTCCAGCAGAACTGGTCACATACGAAGAAACTACGACAATGCGCTTTCCAGCAATCGCAGGAAGAACCGTGTAATCACCGGCAGCAGCATACACATTGGAAACAGGTGCGGATAACATTGGTTCTCCTAGTAACTTATACCACGGCTTGACTTGATAATAGGGCCTTGGAGTTTCATTTGGATTCGGCGCAACTCTTCAAGTTGCTGGCACAACATCCTAAAAAACTCTGTATGTTCAACCCGCTGACCATCGATTTGGTACGATGGTTTTGGATTTGCAGACAACTCGGCAATCTTTGCCGAAATGTTTTCAATAGCGATTTGGACATTTGATGCCGCTTGATCAATCGCCATTGAATACCTCTTTGATCGTGTACGACCTGTAAGGTCTTTCAGGAGCCAGATTAAACTGTATCCTATAGTTCTCAATAGCTACTTCAGGATTCGCAACTTCATATTCAACAACAGGCAAATTTGGGTACGAAACAGCGTATGTCTTTAATTTCGGAATACCCATTTTAATCGTATTCGTTTTCATCGCAGTTCACCTCACATCATTATAAACATTAAGGGAAAGAATGCCCGGGGTTTTGAGGCCCCGGGGTTATTGGAAGCTTACGCTGCCAAAGCGTTATTACGAAGCAGCGGAGGTCTGCTTTGCCGAGTGCCAAGGGCTCCATACGGCTGGGATACCACGCTCATGACCAAAGTAGCTGGCAACAAGGCCGTTGTCGACCATGTTGTAGCTCTGCGGACTGGCCTGTTGGATTTGCAGAGGATAGTTCTGCATGTACTTGAAGGCTTTGGTGGCATCGGTAAGGAACCAAGTCGCAGTGGCCTGCGCAGTGGTGTAACCGCCGGTAACAAGCTCTTGCTCAAGCAAGGGGCTGGTGAGAACCTTGTACGAACCGAAGTTCGACACAGGATTACCGGCTCCGCTGTTGACATAGAGAGGGTTGGCGGAAGACTGAGCGCCACCAGTACGGAACTGGGTGGTGAGCGAGTCAAGGATGAGGTTGGCGGTAGCAAGTTTACCTGGGCAAACAACCAAGGTGGTTGGGTTGACAAGGATACGCTTGCCGGTGTCAGGATCGGTAAACCGGCTGAACGCCAAGTATGAGGTTTGGATCGAGGTCCAGTCATACAATGGGTTGGCATCGGAAACAACCAGGTTACCAGCGTAACCGAGGGTGTTACCAGCGGCAGCAACATAAGTGTTGTAGCCAGTACCCTTCCAGTTGAAGTTGTTAACTACACCAGAGAACAACTGGAGCATTTCAAGCTCACGACGGTATCCAAGCTCTTCGCCAATGGACATGGCGTTGTTGAGGATGTCGCCGGTAAGATCATAGAAAACGGCTTCCTTGGTCACATCGATGGCCAAGGCGTTTTCACGGGTCTCAGGAGTTTGAATCCAGCGTTCCCCGTATTGAGTACGAGGATGAGGCTGACCAGGTTGACGACGAGCAGCACGATCACCAATTGGGTTAAGGCCGATGACCTTCTGACCGTTGAGCTTGGTGGGAACGGTTTGCATCAGTTGGTCACCGATGAATGTTGGGTTGTTGAACCCTTCAAGCATCTTGACTTCGATCAAACCACCGGTAAGAATCGAGAAGGCGTTGATGTTGACGAACGCCGAGGGATCGAGACCGATACCCGTCGATTCAAAAGCAGCATTCATGTTGCCAGGATTGGCAGCATTGATGTGGTTCTTGGCACGAACATACTTTGCGTAGGTTTCGCCATTGATGGGGTCCAGCATTGCCAGACCTTCGCTGCCGAGGATGCTTTCAGCCACATCACGGAGGCTGAATTCATCTGCGGAAAGCTTACGGTCAGAAGCAAGACGACGATTGCCGTTACGATCTTTGTAATCGTTACCGTTTTCGTCGGAAAGACCAAGGCCATGACGCATTTGCTTGACGAATTCGAGCGAGCCTTTGCCGGTTCGGCTAAGACTTTCGTAAGCATCCCGAAGTGCAAACTTATTGAGAGACATTATAACTCCTATTGTAGTTGGTTAAGTAAGGTTATGCGTTAAGGAATGGCATCGGCTGCACGGAGCGCCGAGAATTTGCCAACGAGCCGAACACGCAAGGTTTCCGTACCGGAACCAACCTTGGGTTGAAGAAGTTGACCGACGATGCTACCAGAAGTAGAGCCAATCGCAACAGTGCTGTCGCTTCCAACAACACCAACAACAGTTGAACCAACTGCGGAAGCAGCACCGGTTACCGAAGCAAGATAGATGCAGGAAAGGGCAATAGTAATGCCGTCGCCAGCATAACCTGGTGTTCCTGCGGTAGCGTCAGTAGCAAGTTTGCCTTGCATCGAAACGCCACAGAAGCTGGCTCCAATGTAAGCCGCCGTATCAGAAATACCAGCAGTCCCCAAGGACACTGGCTCAACCTTCGCTGTAGAAGAGTTGAAGCACATCATGTCACCAGGATTGATGGCGGTAGAAGCCACCGCTGGAAGATTCAGGGTTTCGTACACTTCGGGGGGAAGGACGAAACGAAAACCATTAGCATTCGTACTCATTTAGGGTCTCCTTGTTAGTTACGCAGTGCGTCAAAGTTAATTTTTACAGTTTGACCGCTCGGAGCTACCGAGCCAGTCTGAGGCTTTTCAACAGATTCCGCAAGTGCCATACGCTTGATAAGAGCAACAGCATTGTCACGGGGAATAGCCACTAGGCTTTCCATAACAGCCTTTTCCATGGTTACACCAGCAACATCGCACAGATGCTTGATATCTGTGAGTGCGCTAGATTCTGCTACCGGCTCCGCAGGGGCAGTAACAGGGGCTTCAACCTTGGTTTCAGGCACCGTGGATTCCGCCACAGGAGCCGCAACCGGGGTCTCTACGATAGGATCAGTCATCGCTGACTCCTTGTGTCCGGGATCATCGAATAAAACGCTCTCGGAAGCAGATCCCTTCTCCTCCTTTGAGCTTGAACTATCGTCGGTATCCGAACCTTCTTTTGGTTCGGTAAGACCATATTCTTCAGCGACAGCCTTGAGCTTATCGCTGTATTTCATGTCCTTGTTTGAACACACCGATGACATTTTTGCACATCGCTTACATCCACTTTCCATGCAGGATTCGTGCATGGCTTCAGTAGTAGCAGGAGCGCCGACAAGATCAACGGAGACAACACGATCAATAGATTGCGCTTCCTGCACTCCGCCAATAGACTTCCATTGGCAAACTGCGTAGTGGCTGAATCCCATTGTATGCGGCATTTTTTCTGCCGTCTCCATTACTTTTTGTGAAATCGGATCCGACAACAACAGTTGAAAATCACCGTAGATGCCTTCACCGACAACATACCGAACATTGATGATCTGGCCAAGCCGGTCGTTTACATCCCTGTCAACCGGATTTTCCCGATCATGATTTTTGTTTACAATAGCGTTTTCATATTTGTGAAAACCTTCTCGCATTGCCTTGTCAGAATATCTACGACCATTTTTGGAAATTGGCCCAAGAATTTTGATATTCTTGATAACTCCAGCTTGCTTGTCAACAACAAGCTTGGAAAAAGACTCTGATTCATGAACTTCAGATTGATTTATAGCCATGATACACTATACCTCTTTCTTTTTTGGTTGTTCATTGTTTGGAACATTTTTATCTTTATTTTCTTTATTTTTATCAGCAGATTGTTGCAAAATGACAGGATCGATGATAGTCGCATCCTTACCATCTCCGCCAGGAATAACCCGAGACTGATTTGGCATTGGTGGAACGGGATCCTCTTTGGCTTCCTTGCGTCTGTTATCGAGTTCTTCCTCGTAATCCCAATCATTCTCTGAGCAAATACGACGCTTGGATTTGATACCCATCTCGACATATTCTTTATTCATTCGAGCTTCTGCACCCTTATCCCGAATTTCAATCGATGGCGCAGTCAACACAAGCTCGACATTATCTTCCCAGTCCAACGGTATTTCGCCAGCCAAAGCAGCATTCTTCAGCGCAGCAATTATGATTGATTCAAAGAATGCACTGTATTCGTCCTGCATCGAAATACAACTACGCAGGAACGGTGATTCTGCTGTCAAACTGGAAGCATGGCTCATCTCGCCACCTTTACCAGAAACAAGCCATTCTGGAGCATTCCACCTAGTACCAGCACACCTAAGCACTGCTTGGAGTACTTCCAGATGCGAGGATACATTCTTTCCGCCAGGAGGCTCAATGTACCTTGAGTTGTTGGTCATGTCCAAGATTGCGCCGGGAGTGACCGTCTGATACCCTTCAAACGAAGAAGGCATCAAGTTCTGTGGGATATTCTGCGTGTAAGGATATCCAGACTTCTGTGTGTCCAAGAAATCATCAATTTGTCCTGCCGTTACACCGTCATGCTCACGAATCGCAGCAATAGCTGCTTGGATCGCTGAACCTTCACCGACATTCCGTGTAAGCTTCAGCGCCAGGTTAAACATTTCCGCTGTAGAAAATGCAAACGCAGGTTCACCACGCTTCATCTTCTCAGTGCAAAACAGTTTCAGGTGCCTGATCTTTTCAGGCTTAATGAAAGTATCAGGGCCTACGCCACCGTTTGGCCCATTGTAGCGGACATTGTAACCCTTGATGTCTTGGGTGTCGATAATGTCCGTTTGAATACCGAAAGACCACTCAAAGAAAGAAGCATCGTAAGGCTGACACAGCAATTCCGGCTCAATGCTCCGAAATTGCATGTAGCCATCTTCCTGCGGAAACAATCGAACAATGTCTTCGCCATCTACCTGAGATCTTTCAAAGCATTCTTTCTGGAATTTCAGGAATTTAGTCTTTTTGTACCATTTTTTGAGAAATTCACGGCATTGCTGGATAGTGCTTGAATCTTTTCCAATGAAATGCGGCTTGAATCCTTTTCCAATCACATACCCTCGAATAGCCTGAATCGTTCCGCTGGCATTTGCATTTGTCTTGAATATGAATCGACTGATTGAACGAAGTCTGCCAAGATCCAACTCGTTACGAATAAAGGGGTAGTCTGCGCCATACGCACGATCAATAGGGTTATTCACACCCCATGCAGTCTGACCAATACCCAAGTATTGGTTCGACCCAGTCATGAAACTGTCACCCTGGAACTCTTGAGGAGCCCATGGATAACCCCACGACTCCCTTACCGACCTCCTGATTGGCTGAGTCGGCGCAAACAACTTTTTCAGCCAATCAAACATGTTCCACTCCGTAAACTGTATTCATCGAACCTCACTATAAACACTAAAATACTATTTCACTATGTCCTAAGACCTCTTGAATTTGGTTTCAATCGATTATTGCAAATATTTATTAGTGTTCTTAGTGCTAATTCCAATGCGTCAGGACCGTCATCGTATCTCGCTGAAGGAAACAACTTCATCTGGTCCACCAAAAGAGAACCATGGGCATTCTTTACCACTCTAATACGATGCTTTTCCAAAAATGGCCCTAACCGCCGGATTCTGATCTCTTTTTTGATAACATTGTGAACACCTTGTGTTATCAAACCCATATTCATTAAATCACTTTTATGCTTCATATTCTGCAATAATAGATGCTGAAATGCGTTTGTTTCACATACAATCATTGATGGCTTATACTTTTCCGCCATTTCCAACACATTGTCCACGATCACCTCGGAACTCATCCTGCTAATGATCGGATTAGCTAAAACGCTGTTATCTCTCAGTCTCGCCAGCAAAACCAGCGCACAATAGTCCCCAACTTTAGCCTCATTACCTTTGGAAGGGTCAATTGCAAGGACAGATTCGACAATTTCTGACCGTTCAGGCCATGGTTTATCCCACCAAATATGGTCTGCAAACAGCTCCTGAGGCCACTCTGTAGCACCAGGTGCGGTTGGATTTTGCTGGTATAAAGCCTCGAATTCCCTGATTCCAAGGCTCGTTTTTATCTGTTCCAGCGCCAGAGCATCGTATTTGGATGGCCATAAAGGCTCTCCAATGGCCCTAGGATCGTCTTTGTGCCTGTCACCGGTAGCAATCGCTGGCAAACACAAATACTCGAACTGGTCGGCATTCCGTTCCATCATTTGAGTATTCAAAACAGACCCAACAAGGTCTTCCGGGTTCCACCTGGTCATAACAATCAGGATTCGAGCATCTTTTTCTGCACGGGTACGGAAAGTCGACTTATACCAATTCAAAATATTCTCCCGGATCGTAGGAGAATCTGCATCAGCACGGTTTCTGATCGGGTCATCCACGATCAACCATTGACCACCCATACCCGTAATCGATCCACCAACACCCGCTGAACGATAAAATCCACGCCGACCAACCATTTCAAACAGGTCAGAAGTTCGTGTATAACTTTCTGACACAGCCCCTCGGCCACCTTGCCCTTCAGGCATCCTCGAATCAGGAAACAAGCGTTTGAATTC